GAGGACAACCATGTTTGAGTTGAATGCAGTGATATATGTATTATACGCTAAAGTATCAATTAATACTGAAAAATTTGATCCTTCAAAGTCAAAATCCGTAAATGTAGAGTTAGCACGGAGATAATCCTTGATGGATGTCTTTATTTGATCAAAATCTAGATTTGTAAATTTAGTAAAAGGCATTTTATCTTGTTGCCTCTAGTAGAAATGTAAATTGTTGTGTGGGAAATTCTTGTCCAATAATATCAAATATAACAGTAACTTCAAATGAATTATTATCTGGTTGAGGATCTACTTCTACTTGTACATTATTCACTCTTGGTTCATAATTTTGAATTGTAGTTTCAATTTGAGTTTGTACAATTGATGCAGTACCATAGTCTACAAACTCAAATAAACTAGAACGAACATCAGATCCAAGTAATGAATTAAAAAATCTTTCAGTTGGAATTGTTTCTACTAGATTTCGAATTGATCTAGTAATTGCTCGTTCATTTTTAAGTATCGGTAGATCCTTTGTCACCGGATGAGGATCAAAGGATAGACTAATATCTTTAAATGATCTAGATATCCTCTGTATTGCCATTCGAAAATTAAATTTCTATCTTTTATTTATGTCTATTTCCAGGAAGAACCATAGTTTGGTTCTGTTCCATAGTCCCAATCATCATAATCATTATCATTACGAATTTTTTCATGTAATTCAGTTTGTTTTTTAAGATCATGCTTTGGAGCATAATCGTGCATAACTTCTTGAATTACTCTTTGCGAAGGAGTTTTATTATAATCTGTGATTAATTGATTAGTTCCCCACATTTCTCTCATATAATTCGAATCTCTATCGACGGGTAAATTTGACATTTTAGCTCCTGTTTTTTGGTAAAAACAGAACTTTTTTTGGAAGGAGGTTGCTATCTCCCCTACTCCTATTTAACGATCTATTTCCTTGAGTCTAAAATTATTCGAATTGAAATATTTTAAGAGTTCGAGTGCGATTAATTTTGGATTTCCTTCACCACATGTATACACATCAATTGCAATGGCACCCTCTTCAGGCCAAGTATGACATGAAACATGACTTTCTGCAAGTGCAATAACTATTGTGACACCTTGAGGAATAAAACAGTGCTGAAAAATATTAAGAATCGTCATTCCTGCACGTTTAATTCCATTCTCCATGACTTCCTGAATGGCAATTCCATCATTCAATAATTCAAATTTTATGTCATATACCTCTAGTAAGAGGTGTTTACCCATTGAGAATCTTTCCAAGGCATAAAAATCCAATAAAGATTTATTTATTGCACGTAAAAACCTTTGCGATGATACTCTTTATCTTCTATAAAGGTATAATCTTTCATATTTTCCACTTCTTCGTCATTCCATACTGGAATTGCTACAGTATTATTATATTTAAAGTCAGGATTTTGGCGAAAATGAACTTCGATCAACTTACCATCGATAAATTCACAGTTAATCCATTCATAATTTCCTTTTAATTTTGATAAAATTGAAGGGAATTCAATTTCTTGGTCTATCTTTTCCCATTTTCTCCATTTATAAAGAGGATCTTCGCTTTCCTTTTCTCCTTTAACTACCAATTCTGCCCGACCATTCATGAAATCAACACTTAAATGATCTCCATCGAAGACTTCACACCAAAATTCTGATGGATGAAATCTATCTGTCCATTTACAAATGTGTTCGATACGAGCAAAGCGTCCCATACCAAGTAAATTAAAAGAAGGTCGAACAATATAAAAGTCGGGTTTTGGAACTGGAGTCCCAACAGGACCACAGTTATACCCCAAAACCCGACTTAGAAAGAGTTTATTATAAATCCATAGATCATCTTGATGAATATGATTCCATTCATCTCTACCATCTATGTGATACATTATCTATTTCCTTGTCCCCGATACTTCTTACGTGCTCCATTACGAGAAGAAGCAGCGTACTTAGTTCCTGCCCCATCTCCCTGACGAGTTTTCTTTGGAGCTCCAGGAACATAAGAACCGACCTTATTCAGTCCACCTTTTGCTTTTGCCATTGTTTAATCTCCTATAATTTCAGTTTCAATTTCATCTGGATTTGGAGAACCTGTCTGATAGAAATCATCTGCCAGATTCTCCATTATATTGAAGTACTCTTCTTCTGTAAGTGAGGAGTATATTTTACGTCCTTTACATAGAATGTTGTACTTGTCTGCCATTGTATCAAATCACTCTTGTTTTTTCGTGACCAACTCTGATACGAGGATCGCACCAGATTTCAAATCCTGCTTCTTTTGCATCCAGGCAGAATGATACATCTTCTCCACACATATCCTGAACCTCTCCAGATTCAAAGACTTGCATTTTCGGAGCAAACCATGGATATTTCATTTCAGAATGTTCGAAGACACCCTTCTTGATCAGTAACCATCCAAATCCAGTATAGTCTACTGTAAATGGTTTACGACGCTTCGAAATACTCTCTACGGTTTCATGATTCATGACTCCACCATTATTGCGGAAATCATCTTCTTCTAACCAGTGTGCAACTGAGGTAGTTACTCCATCTTCGGTTGCATACCAACCTGCAGAGATATCTTTATCCATCAGGACAAGTTGCCAAAACTTTTCAGTATTGAAAACAATATCCGAGTCGATCCAAAGTTGCCAATCATAATTTAGTTTGCCATCCCAGGGAATTTGGTCAGGTCCACGCAGTACATTCGCACCTAAACATTTGCATCTTGCAAAGTTTACCATTGATGAATAGTCCTGCGAGATTTGAATACTTGCTCCGGACTGAACTAGGTCAAAACAGAGTTGTACAAAACTTTTGAGATATGTATAAGAAACTCCTCTACCTGGAAGACAAAATACCACGGACTTTCCGCGAACCATTTCTTTTGCCAGGTTGTAGTCCCATTCTTGTTGAGGCGCAGCTGTTGGCGCTTTTGCTTTTACTGTAAATCCTTTAGTCATAAGATAAGTCGTTTACTTCAGTATTATAACTCATTATATATTCGGTGTCAATCTTCGTACTCTGCAAGAACTACTTCATTTCCTTCGATTTTAAAACAAATCTTAGTGTCCTCGTACCATGAGAGTTCATTCATAATAGACTCCGGAATTACGATGTAGTAATCATTATTAATTGGATCAATCTGTACGGATTCAAAAATTTCTCCGGGATTTTTTTTCATGTTCGGGGTATTAATTTTTCGTTTTCAAATTATATAGTATTTTTAAGTTTTATGTGTGAGGGTCTCAGAGATTCTTTATGTGGCGCGGAATTTTTTTATTTTGAGTGTTATATAAAGGTCGCTTGGGTAACACTTTGTAGGTTAGGGTAGTTAGACGTTTTATAAGGGGCATACCCCAAGGGGGCGCGGCGCAAAATACACCGAACCCCTGCAAAATACGAACGAACGACTATAACGAACCATGGGCGATTAGGGCGGCAGAGTATAAACAACTGCCGCCCACGAACGATTAACTTACCACTCGCAAAGTTCGCTCACAATCTCATCACCAGCGAGCGTATGTGGTTCGCCGTCGATGTAATCAACTGCCTCAAATGATGGGCAGACTGACCACGTTTCAGTCTCAATAAAGTGATTCAATGCAAACTGAGCGAACTTAATTGCACCTTGATTGTTATAAAATTGTCCCAAACAATAGTGCATTGTTTGATTGTAACCGTGCGGATCTTGCTGATCTACAGTTACAAACAAGACGCCCAATCTGCGCCCGTCGCATACATTGAACGAAACATCGTAGCGATAATTATCTACAGTGTAGAAGGTAACTTCATCAGTGTAGATATAACCCAGTTCGGGAATCTCATCGCTACGAGTAGCAGACCATTCCAGAGTGTAGCGGGAAAGTGTAGCGGTCATGGTAGGATTGCGGTAGGTTTGGGTGAAATAGGGGCGGAAGATCCGCCCCTAGAGTGTCAGTTAATTAACCGAAGATCTTGCGACGTTGTGCAACTAGCGCAAGATCTTTGTCGATCATGTCAACAATCTGGCGCCTTATTGTCTTGCCAAACTTAATCTCAAGTGCTGATCTTGCAGCATCGTAAGATCTTTCCCATTCCAACATCATCACCTTAGCATCAATGTACTTGCCAGAATTGACGGGATTTTGCATCATTTTGTCCAGGTAATTGTCCTGCTGAGTTGCACAATAGAGCATTGATTCATATAGATCTTTGATGCTGCAATCGTCAAAATGGGAGACAGTCAGTGCCATGATTTTAGTGTGATTTGTGGAAAGAATAGGGCGAAAGTGTCAACCAAAAAGGAACTCATCTATGCACTGGCGGCGACTCTCACGAGTTCGCAATTCTGCCAGAATCTGATCATAAAGTGTAGCATTGTCAACGGTGATAGGTTGACTTTCCAACCAGTAGATTTCCTCCCAAAGTTCATCTGAGCACTTGTCAATAAAAGCGGTGGCGATCATCATGGCGTGAAAGTTTAGGGTGAAAGGTGAAAGAATAGGGGTGAGAATGTCACCCCTAGAGTGTAACTCAGCGGTCGGACTTTCTAACAGTAACGAAAGGAGATCCTACCGATTCCTCACACTTACCGAGAGCAATTCCTTGCTCTTTAAGAAGTGTGATCTCCGCATTTAGCGCACGATCAGTAACCTTAACGGTGCGCCTTCCCTTGTTAAGTGTAACCGAACCCCAGCAGGTTTTAACCGTTTGGGGTTTTCCAATCAGCGCAATCATCTGCGCTTTTAGATCATCGACGCGCTGTTTAGCAGCGTCTGCCTGTTGCATTGCTTCCAACAATTCGGGAAGCATTGTTTCAACTTGACCGACAATAATTGTCATGGGTCTTAAAAAAAAGGACAAAAAGTGTAAACAAACGAAACCTGGAAAGTATAAAACAGCAGAACCGGCGCGACGGTAGAACCCGCCCGACCCATCGCCCGCGATGCCTCCGGCACCGCCCGATCCTGCTATTCATTTTTCAAGGTTCGCTCGCTCACTGTAGGCGCTAGGGACCGATTCCACAAGGGGCAAACGGTATCGCCCTGATACCAAAATCGAAACTCATTAGATTAGCAATGCTGATCGGTCAAACCTTGACGGATCGGCACCCTAGGTGATACGCTCCCCGATCTCACAAAATATAAACAATTAAAACAGTGCTGTTGTATTAGAATCAAACAGCACTGATTGAATCTTATTAAACAGTGCTGAATAATAAGAATAAAACAACAAAAACTATAAAGAATTAGACAGGGATGAATGTAAAGAATAAACCACACCACTGACAATAAATTACATTCAACCCTGAGTGATTCTTTATACTCAGGGGAAAAGTATAAAGAATTAGAATCTTATTTCTTTTTTCTTTTATTCTTTGCTGCTGTTTTCTTTGCTGTCATAACATTCTTGAATCTTTTATCTGGTCTTGATTTGCCATTCTTGTGAATCCATCTTCCCATGACCATTGTAATTCTCCAGGTGAATGTGTGTGTAGTTAATTTATACTAAATGTGCAGGTGATCCGCATGATTGATAGAACGCTATCATGCGTTTCGCTTCATCTAGTGTGGTGAATGATTGTGTGCGCCATTCGCATTGATTGTATGGCGTTTGATACTTAATTGTGAATCCGATTGAGTTAATTGGGCGTGAATTGTTATGCATGATCTAGATGTGAATGTGTGTGCATCTCGACGAGATTGTATGATGATTGTGTGTAATCTCGTCGAGATTGTATGATGCGCGATCTAGTCGAGATTCAATTCAAAATCTTCATCTACCCATTGATTGATAATTGACATCAATTCATCTGTAAGTTCAATGACACCAAACTCATTGAGTTCTTCAATTTGTGAATTGGTAAGATATGGGGAGTTCATGATAATCGGGGGGGGTGATGATGAGGAGTCCGTCCGGACCCCTCTGTATTGTAGCAGATCAGAGGCGACCATCACGACCCAGTGCCGCCCAGACATGTGCAGGACCGCTCTGAATCTTGGCACCGTTGCGGACCCATACGATCTGGCGGGTCTGAAGGTTGGAAGCGGGTGAGAGGGTGTTCATTGGAGTGGTGTGAACTGATGCCAGTATGGGTCCAAACGGCACCAGAGTCAACCCTCTGAACGATCAGCGATCCTTATGGGTCAGGGGATTGACAAGGGGCCCGGGTGCCGTGCTAGGATGAAGGTAGAACCTATTTTTGGGATGAAGAAAGTATAAAAAAAGGGGGGGGGATTGCTCCCCCCTATTGTATCACCCGATCAGGGCGGCAGCGAGTCGATCACGCTTGCGGATCTCACTGGGGATGATGAACCAGAGATCCCGCTTGCCGTTGTCGGCGCGTGTGGCACCCAGAACGCCATCACGCTCCAGATCGACCATCACGGCGTGAATGGTGCCCTTGTGGCGCTTCGGATCCATGCCCATGCCCCGAACGATGTCGGAGCAGGTTTGGGGACCTTTCTGAATCAGGGTGGAGCGGACAGCGATGCGGGTGAGAGCGGAGAAGTTCATTGTGGTGGTGTGGTGAACTGAGAGAATCATACAGGCACCATGGGGGATCCGTCTACAGGGGATTGTGCCACCTTGCGAACTGTCCACTGTTAGGGGTTTATGGGTCTGGGGGTGCTGTAGGATAAGGGGACAATCGGATGAGGGGCAGGGTCGCCCCGTTGACATAAAAGGTCGTCACTCCCCCTGCAAACTTTTTTTAGGGAAAAAAGTATACAAAAAAGGGGGCGATTGTGCCCCCCCTAAGTTATACTCTACGCTGCAACTTTATTCTTTTGATTGTATCCAGCGTGAAGACCTTTGGCGCGACGTTGACGGATTGCAGCACCTAATTTGCTGCCCTTAGGTTGTGTTCCATGAACCAACAATGCGAAGGGTTTGTTACCGAAACAGTGAGAGTCGTCGTGATCAACTTCCAGACCCAATTCTGCCGCTTCATTCTCATCAGCAACCACTACAGAATAGCGTTCGAAGTGATCAAGCAGATGATCAAACTTACCACCTTTGGATGCAGTAATATAGAAGTTTGTTGGCAGTTTCAGATACAGAAACAGTTGCAAACTCTTAGTGTAAGCATAGAACTTAAGATCAGGATTGCGCTGGGCGACTTCAATCCAAGCATCCAAATATGCACCAGAGAAGAAGTCACCAGACTCATGAATCCGCACCAGTTTGATAGATTTAGTGCGGTGAATCTGAATGGAATTGTGAATCAGATCGACCGCAGTTCCGTTCTGCAAAGCATCAACAATCTGCTGCATATTGTCGGCGCGATTGTTAAAAACCGCATCGTATTGTACTTCAGAAGATGCAGCGAAACAGCGGAAGATTGTCTCTGCGCCGTCTTGAATTGTACGCTTGCCGTTTACATCAACGACAGCGAAAGACTTGCAAAACAGTGCGCCGGGGCAGGTTTTACCAGCGGGCAGACTGAAGATCAGGCGCTTGGTGAGTTTGGCGTTGCCCTTGGAGAGATGAAGCATGACGGTCAGTGGTGGTTGACTTGCTAATCCTACAGCAGCGGAAGGGGGATCCGCGATCCCCCCTGTGACACTTAACCGACTGTCACACTATCACTTCCAGAGACCTTCGGCAATCAAACGATTAACCAAAACCTGAGCAAGTTTGCCACACTCATCACATGCTTTTGCGTACTTAATATCAGAACGCAAAGAATACTGCTCAGGGTTACGATGACCGCCGAACTTGTAGCGGTAAACTGCACTCACAACCTTTAGAAGTTGGCGCTTTTGAAGATCATCCTTTGCCAACCGATACATTGAGATGAAGTACCGGAAGTCATTGATTGCACGGGAGCGATCTAATTTAGTGACGATCTTAGTTGCATTTTCGGCACCAAAGTAGGGTGTTAATTCTACAGTCAGAAAGGCATTGAATGGTGCCAATTCTGCGGGTTCATTAACAACAACCGAAGCAACTGGTTGTGTCGGAGTGTTAGAAACCATGCCCAAGATCTGAGCAATTTGGTCAATCGGACCTTCAACTTGATTGCCGTTGATAACAAGTTGGATCGTGGTCATTGTCTTGTGGTGGTGGTCGGCGTCAGTGGTGCGCCGTTGAGTGAATGATGCCACACCAGAACCGACCAGATCCAGCGACCTTGTGCCACTGATCGAACTGTCACAGCATCAGGGTTTTGGTGTGGTTTGCTGCTATCTTAAGGGGACAACTAGCACCAACGGGAGAAGGGTATCTCTACTGAACAATACATCGCCACTCCCCCTGCCATAAAATAATTATAACAATACATGAAGAAAAGTGGATCAGGCACCACCCCGATCCACAGTAACCCACTCACCTACGCTATGATCTTATGTTCTCGTTCGCGCTGGGTGACTTTAACATTCAGCGACGGCAAACCCCTTCCGTCTTTGTCTTATAATTGTATCATCCAGTCCGCGTCTTTGTCAAGTGTTGCCCAGAAGTGATTGCGTCCGTTCATACTTGTAAGAAACACGCGATTGCCTATGTGTTGCTCAATGATACATTGTGCATCAGATCCCATCAGATTCGCAAAACGATTTTTTGCTTTCTTCGAGATGGGTGTAACAGTTGCGAGTTTCATGATCTCGATGTGTTTTGTATGTGTACAATCTAGTCGAGATTGTGTGTCTCGTCGAGATTGTATGTGCCAGTTGTTAAGGTGTCACACTCTCGACGAGTTCCTGTAAGATTTCTTCATCATAGACTCCGGCGATTTCATTTAGTACATCTTCGGGTCCCATGTTGCTCATGTTCTCTACAATCGTATCATAGGCAAATTGCACCAGACATTTGACATCCATCTCATCTACAATACGCTCGGCGTAGTTTTCAACCAGTTGATTCAGTTGTTGGGAAGTGAGGTTCATCATTCGTCTCCGAAGTTGTTAGAAAGAAAGTCTTCAAGTTCAGTGAGTTTGCTCTCACTCATGTTCCAAACATACTCACTGATAACAGTATCCAAAAGGTCAGGATCTTCACGACACTTTTCTTTCAGAAACCACTCCAGTTCTGTTCGGTTAGTCATTTCCTCAGAGGAGAATTGTAGTAACGACGAAAAGCAGTGAGAATAATAATACCCGTTGAAACCACACCAACCAAACCAAGGAAGGTAACAGCATCACCAGTGAAAGTGTAAGAATCAGGCATTTTCAAAGAGCAGGTGGATCTTGTTGCGAATGGCATAAACATCTTCTGGATTGTATTCTTCAACATCCAGAGCATTGCCGATGAAGTTGTAGATCATGTCCCACTGATCTTCAGTGAACAGTTGGCGATAGATGTTTTTAGAAAGAGTGTCAGACATCAGAAGTCCCAGTTAGAGTTCAGAAAAGCGTTCCAGGTGAGTTCATCATTGTCATCTTCATCCCTCATTTCGGGAATGTCGAAGATTTCACCAGGAGCATCAGCAATTTCGATCCAGAGAGTGTCTTCCATGTGTTTGGGGGTGTGTGGTTGACTTTGTAAGTATAAGGGCACTGGAGGCGATCCTAGTGCCCTCTTGTGCCAGTTTCAGAACTGGGTGGTCTTCATAATTTCTTCTGCAAGTTCATCACCTACAGCACCAGCAATGAACTCCAAAGTAGAGTCATCATCCTCACCTTCTGCAACCCAGATGTCTTCAATTAGCATTGCAACATCAGTGTCACCTTGACCAGGATTTTGGTCAAAGGATTGCATCATCATCTGCACAGCATAAGAGAACAAATCATCTTGATCCATCTCGTTAATAACACGATAGCAATGATCCTGCAAAAGATTACTAACTTGTTCAGAAGTGAGTAGTTTAGTCATGAGTTTGAGTGGTTGACTTGTTTAGTATAAGGGCACTGGAGGCGATCCTAGTGCCCTCTTGTGCCAGTTCCTATGCTGTCACATAGTTGGGGATTTCCACCCGATCCACTGGTCCTTTCCAGTTAAGTTTGAACGCCTTCCAGTTATCATTCAGATCGAACAGGTAAGCATACTCTTCACCACCCAGATTTCCTGAGATAAACTCATCGAAACTGGTGTGAGAAGGTTCTTCACCATCACCTCTTTCTGAATGATACAGAGGTTGTGGTTCACGATCATTCTCATACATCAGATAACCAGCAGCATCATGAATATATTCTCCGTTCTCATCACGGAGAGCAGTATCATGATTCCAGGTGCCACGAGTTCGAAGAGTTGACATCGAACCACCATCAATGAGTTCTTGTACATCTTCGCGGTTCTGATAGTGTTCTACCAGAATTTTGCCATTGTGTTCTACATAACCATCCCAGTGGCAGTAGACGCTAACCACAGAGTGGTCAGGCATTTCGATTCCGATGCGTGAACGGGTTCCCATGGTGTTGTTGGGGTGTTGGGTTGACTTTGTAAGTATAGGGCACCCTTGGAGATCTCCAGAGTGCCCAGTGGACAGATCAATAACCGTCCATTGCGTCTTCCAGCATAGTCACAAGACCGTCGAAGTCTTCGCTAGCAGGAAGAACCGTGATCAGGGTATTGACCAGATCAGAACCGTACTCATCCCGAAGATCGTTCAGGTACTCCTTCCGATTGGCGTAACCGTTGTCAGTGTAGATGCTCATGGTGAAAAAAGCAAGCGGTGAAGTGGTCTCTCAACCACCAACCAAACATAGATCAGAACAGGGAGAGTTGAACAGCGTCTTGTGACAGTTCAGAAAGTGGCACAAGCATCTGGACAATCCGATCCATTTGGTCTCCGTCTTCCATGACCACATCACCCTCATCAAGGTCGCAGAAACCATAGCAGTCCATCTGCGTCTTGTAAAGGGTTTTGTCTTGCAGGAAATATACCGACTGATCAGACACAAAAAGTTTCATAGGGGTCTTGAGGAACATGGGACCACCATAGGACCTTTTGCGTCTTCTGTCAATCAGTACAGGTCATAAGAATCATTAATCTCTGCATGTACGCATTCGTCCCCGTCCAGACGTAGGATATCCTTCCAGTCTATATCATGTACGTCCAAATCATCATAACACTCAATGTCAAGTGTGACTCGTACCAGGCGTTTTTGTGCTAACATGATTCTAGTTGCGATGTGTACAAATTATATCATGCATAATGACGATATGCAAGAGATTCGTAGTCTTGCCCGTCTCGCGCATATTCCTCGTCGAGATCCTGTTCATCTAGATCATATGCATTGTCGTTGCCGTATGTATAGTCGAGATCGTAGTCGTCGTACATAACTCGTCGAGATCCTATGAGAACAATGTGATTATAGCATGAATCTCGACTAGATGCAAGTATGATGCCTGGTCTCGACGAGATACATGAATCTATATATGCGATCTCGACTAGATTTGTGTGCTTTTGAGCATATCTCGACGAGATCTCATAAGAATTCGTAATATAAAAAGTCCTTATGGGGGTTTTTGGGCGCTCGCGGGGGTGAGGGCTTGACAAACTGCGCGTCTTATGCTAAACTCCCTTAACTTGCATAAGAATCAGACGTTTAATCATAAGAATCAAAGGTATTATAAGAACTAAAGGTATTATAAGAATCAGACGTTTAAGCATAAGAATCAGACGTTTAATTATAAGAACTAAAGGTATTATAATAATTCTCCACAGATATCATAAGTTTTCCACAGTTTTTCCACAACTAAACAAAATAGCAATATATGTTTTTTAATATATTTTTTTAATTAACAACAATTTAACAAAAGTAATAATAATCATGAGTCGTATTACTAAAAGACCACAGAACATGTGCTATAACTGTTGGTACACATGGTATCCAAGAGGTAAGAACATATCAAACATTTGTCCTAATTGTGGTAGTCGAAGTACTGGACTTGATCTCAGTGGTCTTGTAGTACTACTGATATTATTGGTAATATTATTCTCTATTTTTTAATTCATCATTTAGTAACTGAACATAAGCATCAACTTCGGGTGACGAATAAAACATAGCATCTGCAAGTTCACACCATAGATCCTCCGATGGAGCGTCTTTCATTTCTTCTTGAGTGAGAAAGCAAGGTGGTAGTATCATTGATTATCATCCACAAGTTGACGCAATTCAAGAAGCAGTTCAGGTGTACACTTCTCTAGTATCATTTCATCCTCATTATCAGGATAAAACAATTCATTACAATAATAATCAAACAACTCATCATTCAGATATGAGAGATTGTCCAATTCCTGATAAATCTCAGCAGAGAGATCTTCGAATGTATCCAGTACTCGATTAGGAGTGTACTGACTTGTAAGTTGAGTCATGAGTCAGAATAAAGAATGTCGTTCACTATTTGGCGAAACTTATCAGCATCAGTCACACATTCATAAGACAGTTGTGAATCTTCGATGTCATACTGTTTCATCTCTAGAGTGTGAATCACGTCATTCATGATTTCAGTCAGAGCGAAAAGTTTGTCTGCATCAGTCATTTGTTTGCAAGATAGTTGAGATTGTTTGTGATACGTTGTGCTTCTGCCGATGACTTACATTCAGATGCAATGTAACTGAATCCATTGGAGAATGTGCGACGGATCTGATTACCTTTGGCGGTATAAGATCCGTGCATAACAGGAATCTGATTCAGAAGAAAGCGAATCATTAACCTCCACCATACACATAGTCTACAATACCGGCAGGATGATTTACACCTTCGATGACAGTAAACTTTGCAAACCTATCAAACTCATCAGCATGATATTCATCACTGAACTCTTCAACAAACAACTCACGGCATTGTTCTTTAGATTCTGCGGCGATGACTATCATACCAGAAGTGTAATCAGTCAGAACATCATTGATAATGTAGAGATTCATGATGCTTTTTTTATTAGAATTTGTATAAAGTGAAATTAAATCAGAATATGACCAATATCGCTGATCAGTCGCATCAATTGCATTACGCATATTTTTGCGAATTTCTTCCCATTCATCAAAAGTAGTATCCATATTCACATCATCACAGTAATTGATAATAAAACCAATAAAACTATGTGGAGTCCGCATTACATTGTAAATATCCTGTTCACGCCAATCTTCACGGCACAGAATATTCAGTGCTCTTGCACTCCTTACATATTCAACTTCAGGATAAATTCCAACTCGTTGAAAGCATTTTGGTTCTTCGGATAGATTCCAAACTTCCTTACGACGTTTTGTTGTTTCTTTCCATTCTTTTAATTCATGTGAATTCAACTTAAAAGAATGGTATTTTTGATCAGAAAGTTCATTACAAATCAACTCCCATTCATCAAACTTTAACCAAACATTGCGACGTGACATAATCAATCCTCAGAGTAAAGTTTCCAGGAGTCAGCATGAAGACCAAGTTCTTCACATCGGACTTCATATGCAATTCGATGAAGAAGACGGGTATCCATATTCTCCACTTGTTGAATGATGGAACGACGGATTTGCTTGTCTTGTGTGGTGTCGGTAACCATGAGAGATTTGTGTTGATTACCTTTGTATTATAAGGGCACACCGGGGCATGTGGAAGGGTGTGTGTGCCAGTTGATCAGGTGTCCTATCTTGGATTGCGAATATCAGTATCTCTGGTTGTAAAGTCTCTGGATCTTCCGCGATTTGATTCAAATCCGTGTGACTTATAAAACTTTGCTAACTTTGCCTTCTTACCTTTATCAGGATCCTGAGTAAGAGTCATTCTTTTTTTCTGTTTATCAGCATACTTGGTAAGACCTTTCATCACTCTTGTTCCAATTCCTTTACCTTGCATATTTGGAGGAACAAAGAGTTGATTTACACGCAGATCACCAGATTTATCATCGTGTGATACATCAACATTTGTTCCAGGATACTTTCTTCCATATGCACGATCTATTTTGCGAAGAACTTCCTTTGGTGGTTTTGCTTCCTTTGCTTCGGCAATGAATTGAGAGAATGTTTTCATCTAAACCTCTTCGGAATCTTTGGTTTTTGTACTGTTCCCGTAGTATTTACAATTCTTTTAGATGCATACTCCGGATCCATTACAACAGAATAATGTTGTCTTCCAAGAGCATCAGTGCCTCGTTGTCCTTGTGTTTTAACTGCTTTGGCACCTTTTTCTGGTTTTTTCTTAATTGATTTCTTGGGTAATAACATCGTAACATTTGATGTATTTTCACCTTTCCTTTTTGCAAATCCGCGAGCAGTGTTAGAATGAGTAGCAGCATATACTTCATCACCACTATATCCCGATTTTTTGATCTTTTCAGCAGAATCTGATGAAGTACCGTGATGAACTCTCACCATTTTCATTCTCTTTTCTGCTGCTTCTGCAATGAACTCTGAGAACGTCTTCATTTTCTTTTTGGTTGTGTCTTGGATCTTTTTGGTTTGTCTGATGCTCTCATTGTTGGTTCTGGATTCTTATCAATCGATTTATTAGCAACTTCTTTATCCACCATAATATAAGAACCTTTTGGAACTTTTCTCAACGGATTTTCATGAGCATCAGGAACTCTTACAACTTTCT